CCCAATTAATATTGGTTTAGTGGAAACATTATTTCGGATTCCAATTTTGTAACATTCCTTGATTATAATCCATTTTGATATTTATCAAAAGTTTTTTGTTCCTTTAGGTCACTAAGTTGATTTTGTTGACTTTTAGCAGATTCAGAATTAAAAAAAGATTGCATTTGTTTATTAACATTACTAGAAGAATTCTGAACAGTATTAAGATGAGTATTAGGTCGAGTATTAAGTTTTTGGCTAAACATTGTAGTTATAATATTGTATAACCTATTATACCTTTAAGTAATTACAAAATTAATTTTAAATTATATAATTGTATTTCTATTTTCAGGAGATATGTATGAAATATTTAATTGTTTAAATATATTTTTTTCTGTTTGAATATTTATTTTTTTTCCATTTTTAAATAATCCTTTATTGTTTAATTTGTATCCAATATTTTTTGCTTTTTGCCTTATTAATCTAGAAAATTGTTCTCCATAACCAAAATATAACATATGATATGTTAATTCTTCACTTTTAATAACATGAATATCTATATGTCGAACAGGATTTGAGTTTACTTTTATAAGTCCTATATAATTAGTTTGTTTATCACTCGGTATTTTTAAACCAAAAGTATCTAATAAAATACCATTCTCAAATAAATGAGTTACTAATTTTTTTAAAATACCATTTACATTTTTGTTATTAATTGAGATTACTATGTCTATATCACCTGATGTTTTTTTACCCAAATTATAACTTCCAGCTAAAATAACTTCAAATTTTTTTGATCCACTAATCTTTTGATATTCACTTTTAATTAATTTTCTTATATTTTCACTTTCTTTTCTTGGAATTCTTTTTAATAAATCATCATAGTATTTTAAACCTAATTTTTGAGAATGAGTTAATTTTATATTTTTATTTTTTTTTAAATCTTCAATATTTAATATACCTTGTGATATAAGTTCTTTAGCTTTTTTAGGACCAATTCCAAATACTTTAGTTAAATTTTTAGAAGCTAAAATAATAGGATTTGCTTTAAATTCCTCTAATAACTTTATTTTTCCTGTTTTTATATATTCGTCAACTTTTGAAACTATACCTTTACCAACCCATGGTAAATCAAATAATTCTTTCCCACTACATATGTTTTTAATTTTATAAAATTTAATAGAATTAATAGCACGGGAATATTGAGTTGCTTGTATAAAATTTCCAAGACTTATATGATATTCTATTAAATCTTTTAATATTTTTATTATTTTATTTTTTGAAATACATTTAAACTTTCCACCATTTTGGTTTAAACTTATGTCTTTAATAAAACTTATTTCTTTTTTATAATTAGACCCTGTCTCTAAACACATCGGAATTTTATTTTTAATTGCAAACAATATTAAAAAATATAAAGCCTCTTTTCCTTTTTTATCTTTAAAAATATAACCTTTTCCAATATTTGCGTGTTTATCTTTTTTTGAACCAAGGGGTTCTTTGGAATCATTTAAATGTATTAAATTAAGTGTTGAATAATCACCTACATATTTTTTATAGTCATCTAAAAAATATTTCATACCTTCCAGTGTATTAATTGGATAACCAGAAGCAAACGCATGACAAGTATCAATACAAGTTCCTATTCTATTTCCATATTTTTCATATAGATGCTTAAATACTTTACCAAGTTCTAACAATGTCCCACCTATTTTAAAACCTTCAGATGCTGAATTTTCTAATAATAATTTTATTTTTTTTGTATTACTGTAATGTTTAAAATAATATTCAATATGTTGAATATTTCTTTCAATTGTTTCTTCAGAGGTTAATTTTATTGTTTTCCACTTTTCATCTACAGCTTTTTGTGTACACATATGTATAACAACACCTTCCATTCCTAATTTTTCTCCTAATTCCATATCTTCCTTTAACATTTTGTACGCCCATTGTATTCTTAATAACCCAACAGGAATTCTGCAAAAATTTAACAAATAACTTGAATGTACAAATCCTTTTACTTTATTTTTTTTCATAAAAAAATTAATTTCTTTTTGTTCTTCTATAGTTATTTGTAATCTATCTTTTACAGAAGAGGAATGCATTTTTCTTAAAAAAAGTTGAACAACATTACCGCCTTTATTTACAATTGTAGAAATACCTTTTAATAAAGATTTATTTGATTCAATCTGCGAACCTAAAAACATATAATTTATAATTATATGTTATATAATTCTAATAATATAACATAAAAAGGAGTTATGAGTAATCCAACTGAAATTCGAAATATGTTAAAAACTATAAATACAAAAAAAGGTGGAAGCTCCAACCATCCTTTACATTCAGAACTTCCTTTAGACCAATTAAATAATCCTTTACCATCAGAACTTCCTTTAGACCAATTAAATAATCCTTTACCATCAGAACTTCCTTTAGACCAATTAAATAATCCTTTACATTCAGAACTTCCTTTACCGTCAGAACCTCCTTTACCGTCAGAACCTCCTTTACCATCAGAACCTCCTTTTGAACCATCTAACGACCCATCTGCAGATAATTTAACTTCTAAAATACTTCACATGATGTTAAAAATAGTTTTAACAATAATGGTGTTTGGAATAGTGTATGTTCTTTACAAGTCATACACTTTTTATAATTCTAGCATTGAAAATACTGTAAATATACAAAAAGATTGGCCTAGTTATAGATGTCAACCACATATTATACCAATTGCATCATTTGTTGGACCAAAAGGAACAAGTAGTATTGAAAATGCACTTGAATGTGGAATGATATTTTTTAAAAACTCTTTTTTAAGTTTTATGGCACCTTTTATAGATTTTTTTAAAAAAATAGTAGAGGTTTTAGTTGATCTTGTTAAAAGTGTACAAAATATTAGACTGATGATTAATTATTTACGAGATTCAATTAATGTTTTTTTGTTAGATATTGCAAATATGTTTTATGCATATTCTACAAAATTTTCTTTATTATTTAATCGTTTATTACAAACATTTTATTCAATATTTACTGTATTTCAAGATTTATTTTATACAGTGGCTTATACTGGCTATTCATTAATGTCTGTTTGGAATGGACCAATAGGTGATGTTGCAAGATTTTTTTGTTTTCATAAAAATACATTAATTACAACGAATGATGGTACGCAAAAAATAATATCTAAAATAAAAGTTGGTGATAAAATTGAAAATGGAAAAATTATTGGAGTACATATATTTTCTGGAAAAAATACTAAATTATATAACTACAAAAATATAATTGTTTCTTGTAATCATTTAGTTTATGAAAATAGTAAATGGATAAGAATAAAAAAATCTAAAATTTCAAAACCTCTAAATATAACAGAAGATGAAATTTATTGTTTAACTACATCTACTGGAAAAATATTAGTTAATGGTGTTATATTTGCCGATTATATGGAAATTGAAAAATTAGATCAAATTACAAATATTTTAAATATTGCAATGTCACATCTTAATAATTCAAAAAATATAGATTATAAAATTAATATTGAAAAAGTATTTGGATTTCAAAATAATACATTAATTAAATTAAAATCTGGAATTACTAAAAAAATATCACAGTTAAATATTAATGATAATTTAGGAAATAATAATATAGTAATTGGTATTACAAAAGTATATGGTAGAAACATAAAATTATATAAATATAATGATATTATCTCGTCTGGTAATGTTATTGTTAAAAAAGAAAATGGTTGGGAATTAATGAAAAATATTGGAACTTTTATTAATACTAAAAAATCAATATTATATCACATATTTACAACAAAGGGAGAATTAACTATTAATAATATTATTTTTAAAGATTATGATTCGTATCAAAATAAAAAATTAAATGAAAATATTTATGAGACTATTGATAATTATGTTGAAAATAATTTAAATTAAAATTTTTATATGTTAGAAACTTGAGTTTTAATAGTTTATTTATATTATCTAAATAAGGTTTATACTATTAAAGATTTTATCTTCCAGAAACTCTTGATTTAATATTTTTAACAGAATCATTTAATAAATCCTGCAAATTATCTTCGTTCATTTTTCCTTTATATTTAAAAGAAAAAGCATCTGTGATAAATTTTTTATTTGATTCAAAGTATTGTTTCATTGAGTGCCAACAAAGAGCAGAATTATTGGTATCAATACGGAATAACTCTTTTGCGTTATATTTATCTTTTTTATCTTTAATAAGTTTATCATAATTTTTATTCTGACATCTTACAATATGATAAGATTCATAACCATTATCTAGAGTAGGCTCTTTACAAATACCAATAACTTCACTTAAAGCTTTTTGTTTCCTTGAAGAAACATTAAACTCTGATACTTTAGAAATAACAGTTTTTAAATCTTTAGAAATTTCCAGAAGTTGGGTATTTGTATTTTCTACGGTCTTTTTCATATCAAGATTAGATTTTTCCATTCTTACCATAATTTCTTTCAATTCATCAATCTTACATTCTTTTTGTTTAATAGTTTTATCTTTTTGTTTAACAAGTCTTTTTAAAGAAACTCGGTACACTAAATTTCTTTCAAGATGAAAATCATTAAAATATTTAACACAGTCTTCTAACAACAAGAAATAATTTGCATATATTCCTGGTATTTTGAGACCTCATTAAACATAGTTTAAAAGCGTATGGAGATAAGAGGTATTTATTCTTGTATTTCTTACCTGATGGGAGCTGAACGACAACTTTGTCGTTCAGGTATAAATTTTCTGGAAGTTTCAGTTGTTTTTTAAGTAATCTTTTAACTGTAGTAGTGTCTTCTTGTTTTTCTCCTTTAATCTTCAAAACCCCATATTTTTCCAGCATCATATGTGGAATAATACATTCATTAGTTCCTACTAGTTTCAAAAAGTCATCAATAAAACTAATATCAATCTTGTAAAATTTTTCATTTAATTCTTTAAAAATACTATTTTTAATAAATACATTATTGATAATATTATCAGAGTATTTATTAAAATTAATTAAAGTTTTACTGGTATTTGCCAAGTCAAAATTGAAAGATTGAACGTTCATTGTATTATACGATTAATAAGTAGTTATTTAAGTAATTATTTTAATAATTTTTTTTTAAAGATTTTATCTTATAGTTTTGACTTAATATTTAACAGAATCGTTTAATAAATACATAAAAGAAATTGATATTTAAATTAATTAATCTTAATTTAAATGTCAATAATGCCAAAAAAAATGTCAGTAAAAACTACGGTTGAGATTAAAGATAATGAAGTTTATCAGTCTATGGACCCCAAAGAACATATGTTAGCGTTACCAGATACGTATATTGGTGGTATTGAACATACAACTATTGAAAGTATATGGGTATGTAATTCTGATAACGAATTCGTTAATAAAGATATTAAAATTAGTCAAGGATTTCATAACATTTTTAATGAAGTATTAACAAATGCTTCAGATCAATGTTTAAGAACACGTGAATATGAAAAAAAAGATAAAACAGTTCAAATAACAAAAACTATAAAAGTTACCATTGATAAAGAAACTGGTATTATATCAGTTTATAATGATGGTGATGGTATTCCTGTTGTAGAACATGAAGAAAAAAAGATTATGATACCAGAACTTGTTTTTGGACAATTACTAACTTCAAGCAATTATAACAAAGAGCAAAAAAAGACTTG